CAGCATCTTGGAAATAGAAGCTGTCATCAGCAACAGCAGCCGCAGTGTCAGCAACAGTGGGTTTGAAACCACCAGCCGCCTCTACTAGTTCCTCGAATTTTGTAGAACCACTAAGAATAGCGGAACCAACTTGAAATTTATAAGCCATTTAAAAAAATCCTCCTACAGATAAAATGGATAATGCACCGATGCAGCACACCAGTGACATTACGATATTAAATAGTACAAATTAAATCAAGTAATAAAGAACTTTGAGACGCCATCCGTATAAAGGGTCAAAGATGCATAAGGTGATTCTAAAACTACTTGATTTTGATTGTCGATTTTTTGTGAGCCAGAGGGTTTTATGACAATGACCTGCTGGTGGGCACTCCCACCTTCATCTTTAAACACAAAGGTCTGTCCCGATTGTAATAGCTGTGCTGCTGGTAAGCTAGCGGTAACTATGGTGCTTGGGGTTGCGGTGTCAATACCTATATAATAGTCTGATGTCTGAACAGAATAATTTGAACTCACTATCGTTCTGTTTAGTATAAGGCCTGTCTTGATTTTTGATGTTTTATTCTCAACATCAATTGAGAATAAGTCAGTACTAGATGAGAAAACCGAGACAGAACCAGTAAAATGGTGAGTATCATCGTTTGAGTCACCAAGAGCACTAGAGCCTGATTGATTAATTTCAAATAAGGTTGTTTGAATTATATCGAAACCATGAGCCTCAACATTTCCAGATACAACTATATTTCCTGTCACAAAAAGCGTGTTATCAACAAGAGTGATATTATTAGACCCGCTTATGTCACCAGGACTTGAGTGAAACTGCAGTGAATTGATGGGGCCTTGGGCTATAGCATAGTCAGGCCCCCCAGCAGAAGATGTTAAAACAACATTGTTATTTTGATCAAGAGCTAAGAAAGAAGATGTGGTAGCCTGACCAGATGCTATAGATGTTAACTGCATAGTAGATGCTGTCACTTGCCCAGCTACAAGCAAGCGAGAACCATTAAATCTAAGATTAGGTTCTCCAACTAAACTATCATTATTCGCACCTACGGTTAGAACATAGTCTGTTGTACCGTTAGCTACGATTCTAGCTACATTTTCTAAGTACTGCCCGTTGCCATGAAACTCACCAACGATAGCATTGTTATGTTCACCGCCGTTAGTGGAAGGCTTAAAGACAACAGATTCGTTAGCTATGATGGTGCCAGAAAGAAGGTTATAAGCCATTACCCAACCTCCTTGTTAGAACACGAACCAGTTAGCACCGTTGGAATAAAGAGAAATCGCTGGGTTGGAGCCTGTAAGAACATAGGCTCCATTATTATCAATGGTGTTGGGAGAAGATGCAGATACAGTGACTGACCCCACTCTAGAGGAAGTCTCGTCTTTGAGAACTAGAACGGCACCAGAATTATGTAATGATGCAGAATGCAATCTAAATTCTAAATTACCAGACCCGCCAAAGCCAATGATATAGTCCCCAGTAGAAGAAGTCACACCACTGCTGGCTATAGTTCTATAATTGAATCTCATCCCAAGAGTCTTTGATTGACTTAAACTCGGTATAATTTTGAAGGTGGCTGGCCCGGTGGTCTTTCCAGCACTCAAGCTTCCATAAAATTGATGAGTATCATCATCACTATTACCAAAGATGGTAGAACCGGAGATAGTATCTGTTTGATTAACTACAAAAGAGCTGGCACTAATTGTGCCAGATACAAGAAGTGTTCCAGTAAGAAAAAGAGTACTACTAGAGGTATTAAAGATTAATGAGTTGGAACCGCTTAAACCGCTTGAAGTAGATAGAAACTGCAAGGAGCCCGTAGGTCCCGCTATTGTTACGGAACTTTCCTCAGCACAGTCAACATATGCCCAACGAAACTGAGCCATCTATCAGCCCACCCCAGAAGAACCTGACCAGTTTGTTCCACTACTAGTGTCAAGCTTATCGGTTGAAATATTTGTTAAGCCAGCTACTACAGAGATATCGTTAGAGCCAGAAACAAAAATTGAAGAAACTTTAAGTTCTAATCTTGGACTAATAGCAGGCTTGTTGGTGCCATCAGCTTTCCCGAAATCAAAATAGTTAGTGCCTGATTCAACCCCAATAGAAGAGAAACCAACCTTAGCAGGGGTGGCTGCATTGTTAATAACCACAACCCAACGAGCAATCGTAGGGAATGTTATTTCTGTGGTGGTTGAACAATTCACGCTTCCAGTGGCGAATGGTCTTCCGCTTACTTGGTATGCACCGACATGATTTACACCAACATCAGTTTTCCATGAAATTCCTGACATTATAATCCTCCGTTATTATCATATTCGATAGTAAATAGTGCTACCTCTTTCTTTCTTGCCTTTCCAAAGCCCTCTTTCTCTTAACCTCTTCCCTTATTCTATTCCTCTCAGCCTTGGCTCTATCGCGCCTTCGCTTCTCAGAAGGCTTCATATAATACCTTCGCTCTCTAATTTCTTCAATTATGCCAGCGTTCTTAACTTTCTTGAGAAATTTTCTGATCATTTTTTCATGATTGCCGCGACACTCTCTGGCATGTACTACTGCATTGCACGATTTTCTTCTAGACATTATTTATCCTTTAATTTGTCTTTTATTCTTTGTAGGAATATTTTGCCACTATAGGAGGCTATAGAGGCAATAACACCATTTACTAATTGAGTTAAATTCGAACCAGTAATGTTGTTATGTGTAATTATCTGGGTAACCATATTTATTATAGGAATAAACAAAAAAGTATACCCAATCAGATCTAAGAAAGAATAAGAAGTTCCAACAATATTCTTAACTATCTTTACGAAGATGTCTGGTAATGCTTTAGCAATCTTGTAAGGGCCGGTTAGATCTTTTTCTTTAATTACGTCAACAAGCTCTTTCATTTCTGAACCTGTTGCGGCATAGGACATAACTGCAATAAGGATTAAGACTATATCTTTCTCTGTTGCTGTAAATCCCGTGTTCTTGATGATCGCTAGTAATGGCCCATAAAGCCCAGTAATACCAGCACCAAATTTGCCTGTCAACTCAAAAGCAAAGCCAAGCTCTTTTTTAAGACTGTTGATGTATTTTTGAATCTCACTCTGGTCTACAATAGATATATCTTCTATTTGAGGGTCTCTTCCTTTTTCCAGATCGTCTTCGACTTCTTGCAATGATTCCATAAGAATTTTTACATGCCGATTATAAATAATCTGCTCATTGAGGAAACCCCTCCAGTTTTCTTGGAGAAGCTTTTGTTCTGGGAAAGAAGACCAAGTACTCATTTGTTCATTGCTTTCCATATCTGGCTAGAGCCCTGCATGATTGACGATATGTCAACACCAGAATCTGTTGGGTCGTCGCCAAGGACGCTCGCCCTGTGTGATTCGCCTGGATTGCCTGCCTGTCTAAGAGGCTCTGTGCCTTCAAACAAATCAACTCCATTATAGGCATCACTGCCGATAGCATCCATCATTTTTTTACGATGCTCGTTAAGTTTGTTTTTTGTCTGCGTTGCTTTTTGTCTGCGCTCTTTGATATAGGTTTTTTCTGATCGAGGCGGGGTCGGAGTAGATTCAACAAGTTTTTGCCTTGGCATACCTGCTATTACTTGAGACACCACTTCTGTTAAAAGCCCTTCTTCAAGAAGAACTTCGTGGATGCACTCTTTTACGAGCGGCTTGATTAATTGCTTTAATTGTGTTTTTTTCATTTATATTCCTATAATTTTGGTCCTGTTGGTCCTTCAATCTTAATATTATTTTCTTGTATAAATTTAAGATAGCCTCTAAGAACTAATTTTAAAGCGGCCTGTTCTTCTTGTGTAGCATTTTCAGGATAAAGAGGTCTTCTTGACACTTCGTCAACCTCAAATCCTCTACCCTGGCGTACATAGCTTTTTAATGTAAAATAAAATTGTGCCCCTTCTCTTCTTTTCTTTCTTTGCCTTTCTCTTTCTCTACTGATTCTTCCACCTTGTGGAGGAAAATTTGCCTCAGCAATCTTCACACCATAGCCAATTAAAGTTTGTTGAAGTTCTCTTTGTTTTTCTTGAGCCTGGGCATCGGTAGCAGCCGCTTTTTCTTGTTGTTCTTTTTCAGCAGCCGCTTTTTCTTGTTGTTCTTTTTCAGCAGCCGCTTTTTCTTGAGCCTGAGCATTGGTAGCTATAGTGTTTATTGTTTGATTAATTTTTTCTGAATACCCTTTGACTGTTAAGAGAGAAACGGCCATAGCTGCGTTTTGCTTAACCCTGTCTAAGTATTTAAGCTGTTTTGTAGATTCACTTGAGCCGGCATTTTTAGAATCAATTCTGCTTTGTTGTCTGGATACACTTGAAAGAATACCCGCCAAGCTACTGAATAAGCCTTCTTCAATTTTTTCTATGTCTGAGTCTTCCTCTTCCAAAAATTGCAATAAGTCCTCTAAAGAGGAGTCTGTTATTATAGAGTAAAATACGAAAGAAAGTTCTTTTGTTAAATTTTTAACATCTCCGTCATACTTTTGAACAATCTTAGTCAATGCATCATCATTTAAATTAAGAATGTTGTAGAGACTAGAACCCTTTAAGGAAGGAAACGATTCAATTGCTTCTTTCATTTGTGCTTCGGACGGCGGTGTTAAGTTTTTATTTTTTAATAATAAATTGTATGTTTCGTATTGCTTTTTCTGTTGAGCAAAAGAAGACTCCGATATAACAAACTCTTTCCACATGCGGTGATATTTTACTTCATTTCCAAAGGAGGTCCACTTACTCATGTAGAATACCTGCCAATTGTTTAAATCTTTTTATCTGACCTTCTTTAAGAGACTCAGGAGAATCAGAAGACATGCCAGATAAAACCTTCTTTACCTCCTCATCTTGAATCAAGACATCAATCGCTTCTGTGTTTGTTACGGTGCCTCTAAAAATCTCAATAAGTAAAGCAAAAAACTCAAAGGTTGAAAAAGTTTTAGTGCCAAGAATTTTGGACATAAAAGTCTCACTCTTTGGCATTTTACTAATAAAATCTCTATAGACATAATCTATTCTTTTTAGAACTTTTAGCAAGTTATTAGCATTGACTTTTTCTGCAGTCAAGACACCCATCTTTCCTAAAAAACCAACTAAGCTTACTATAAGCTCGCTGTGTTTTGAATCCCAAAAATCTAAGTTTTCTTCTAAGTAATTATTGATTTTTTGTAAAACAAGAGAACTTCCTTCACTGGCGGCTGCCTTAATGGCCTCCTTGTCCAGGTCATTTTCTAGAGAAGCTGCACTCTCTACTACTCTTATAACATCAGACATGCGAGGCAAAACTGTCTCTACAAATAACTTTACTTGTCCATAGGTTAAGTAAGCTTTGATGGCAGCGTAAATGCTCGTTAAAACAAGCCCTTCATCAAGATTGGACTCATTGCTGTGTTTGTGTGCTTGCTCGATAATATAGGAAGTTGTTAACCTACTCATCAAACAATACCTCGTTAAGCAATCTATTAATCTTGTCTGATTTATTGAATATGTTGCTTTCGAGGTTCTTAGCTTCTTTCATCATAAACGCATTTGGAGTTGAAGGCTCAGAGACAAAGTCAAAGCAAATAAGCTGCAAGTCGTCTTGAACAACGTTGTTACCGTTTTGTTCGTTAACAGAGCCAAGGGCGCGAGATGATATGCCAAGCTTAACACCCGAGTCAACAAGTGAGCGCAGTGTTTTGCCGGCTGGAGTGTCGAGAACTTTTACTTTGCCGTGTACGGCCTTATCTTGCATCCAGATATCAGTTACCATGTGAGAAGCATTTCTAAGATTGATAACAGAATCATCTGGGTGATCTAGTTCACCAAGGGCTCTTCTTTCTTTGACAATCTTTTTGTAGTTATCGACTTCTCTCATAAGAATCTTATACGGATACATACGACCGTTGCCATTTCTAACGTCAGCTTCTTGGAACTTGCCAGATAAAATAAGGCCGCCTTCGGTAACAAAGCGCTTCTCTTCTTCCGTTAGCAGATCTTTACAGACACCGCCTTCGCATAGTTCGTAGTATTCTCGTAGTAGTTTCATTTTTTATCTGGCTCCATATCGGTATTCTCTAAAACATCTCTTGCTGCTCTTGCAAGCATCTTATAGTTTCCTGGTTCGCTATCACCAAGTTTAACCTTTTCGGATGCCTTGGCGCTAGGACTATCGCTATGAAAATAAACTATAGCAGTATCGCCCTTGAGACTGACTTTTATGTCAGGGTAAGTATCTTTGATACGATCAACAGCTTTTTTCTTATTGTTAACTTTTTTGAGTTCTTCTTTAATAATCTGCTTCAGATACACTTTTGTTATTTTCATTTGTATTCCTTTATGCGGGCGCTACCCGCGTGAGCTAAGAGCCTTTGCAGCAAAGACGGACTGGTTGTAGTCCCCATTTTTTAGTAAGATAGTTGTTCATTGTTTTATCTACTGTATAATCTTGCTAGTTCATGATCTATTTGAGATCTTTCACTGTGAGATAGGTTCATTCTAAGCATTGATGCTAGCTGAGCCACAGGGGCATCTCGTATTCTAGCAAGAATTTCATGCGATCTTTTATGGGTCATTCCTTCAACTTGCTTAATTATTCTCATAAACTCTTGCTCGATGTCTCCAATAGTGCGCCTATCTTCACTAAGAATTGTTTCAAGCTCTTCCTTAATGATCTGCTTAAGTCTTTGTTTTGTAATTTTCATTTTATTCCTCTATGAAGTAATTTTCTTCTATTGACACTGGCTTATAGGTGTTCTGACTTGCTATTTTTATGCCTTCATCTGAAAACACCATATTAAGAACATATGATGTGGCCGAGGACAAAGAGCCTAAAAGTATAAAGTTAGATAACCCAACGTTAAAACTAAATAGATCTGTGAACGGAGAAAGTAACATTAAAAACCAACCTACATGGAAACCCATGCACATTGGACAATGAAATACTTTTCCGTATCCTCTTAGTGAGTCTTTAGCTGGTCTTAGCCATTTTAGTATTGGCATATCGCTATAGACTAGAATCTGTGTTAGGCCATAAGCGGCCAGTATGAATAATAGTAACTCCATAATCAACTCCTACATTGTGTACATATATGAATAGTAATAAGGGTCTCTAAGGAATGAGTTTCTAATATTACCCTTCTCTACTTCGTGAGGAACTTCGCCAAGCTCAGTAGAATCTTTCTTAGATGGTTCCGTAATTCTTCCCTGATCTTGGGTGGTGACTGCTTCGATTCTTTCAAAATACGGACGCTCTTCTTCAATAAAAGAACTAATATTGACTAGAGCATACTTAGCAGGAATTATTTCTGGCCTGGAGCCTTCTTGCATCGTGGCCTCCATAGAGCCATAAAAAGAACCCGCCTGGATTGATTCGGGGACTATGATACCTTTTTTCTTAAGATGGGTAAACAATCTATTTTGTGCTCCATAAGAAATATCTGTCACGGTTTCCTTTGGAAAGGCAATGACTTTGTTGGTTTTTTGAGATAGAATTATATCCACATCACCATGATCAAAAATCATGAAGTCGCCATTTAAAGCTTTTCGTATATTTAATTCAAGAGTAATTTCTTTTGACTGGTTGGCATCGCCAATCTTTACTTTAATTGGCATTGGAAGTAAGCTCCCTTACTAGTCTCTGGGTGGATAGTACAGTTCTGAGTACCGACTCATTAATCGTAGTCTCGCTGAGGCCATCAAGTTTTTGTATAACCTGCTCGGTCTTGGTGGATAAGGTTTTATCACTTTCAATCGTGTCCAAACTTCTCGCCTTGCTAAGTTCTTCTTTTAAGCGACCAATCTCATTATTTAAGAATATTTTTAACTCAACAGCATTATCAACAAAAGAAGTTATATAGCTTGTTAGCAAAGTCTTCTGTTCTTCAAGTAGTTTATCACCATACTCATTGTTGAATTTTTTAACAAAAGATGTATATACCAAATTATCAATTGGCTTCATGGTAGAGCTTTCTACCTGATTTGAAGAAATCAATGATATTATTTGATTTTCTAAAATAACTTTATTTTTTGGAGAAGTCTTCTCTGAAAAAATTTGTGATATCGTGGCAAGAGTTTTGTAGTTTGGAACAAAAACATTGAATGTTGTTGCTCCAATATTCTTATTAATATCATGAATAATTTTTGTTTGAGCCTTAAAAAGACCATCAGGGTCAATCAGTCTTTTAGAGATTTTAGCTTCTGTGATTATTCTTAGTGTGTTGTCATCATCGTTCTCGTAAATAGAACGATAACAATCTAAATCTTTCTTCAGATAAGAACCGGGTTTGAAGTGCTCTGTAACAATTCTAACAATAGCAGTCTTTTTCTTTTTATCGCCGCACACGATCGAGTCTGTCATGTGTCTTATAAGAGCTTCGTATATAAAAGCTGTGTTTCTTTTCTTATTATGCTTCATTAATTTTCTCCACTTTCTCAGTAAGTAGTTGTCTTTCTCTAGCTTTATCTAAGCTTTCGAGAAGTTCAATAACCTTATCGCTTCTTTCAAACAAAGCTTGCTCTTCTTTATTCTCGTTTATGGTATAAGTAGATTTGTTTTCTGCGTAAATCCCATTCTGCAAAGGCTTGATCCCATCGGCATAGCCAGGAAAGTTACTTCTTGTTGTGCCAACTTCAACCCTTCCAGAGGAAGCATATGATCTTGTTCTGGCTCCTGACTGCCTTCTATCTCTTTTTTTAGGATAATAAGCTTTTCCTTTTGCTCCTGGTGTGATTCTTGGAGCATCACGAGACCCCGGAGGGGCCGCCAATAGGGGGCTTTCTTCTGCACCCCCTGCATCGCCGGCTGGTTCTTCGCCACCAATGTCGGGCTCTGCGCCAACTGCGCCAAGCTCTTCGCCACCGGCCAGATCTCCAAGACCAGAAAGGTCACCGCCCATTCCGCCCCCGCCTGTTTCTCCAGCAGCAGCAGACTCAATAACTCCCTGTAGAGCAGCATCGTGTTTGCGGTCGTAATACATCTCTCTTTGGTTTCTAATGAATTCTTCGTGCGACATGCCAAATAGATTTTGAGCGACCCAACGGCGTGAGAAGTAGCCTTCGGTTGCTGAGCCGGCAACATCAAACTTCTGCTTCCAGTGTTCAAGTTCCTGCAATTCAGCTATCTTGGATGGATTATTTAGAGATAGATTGAAAGAAAGTAAATCATCACCTCCAAAGCCAAGAGTGTGAAGGTGTATAATACCAATCTTTTCGAGTTCTGATATGATAACTCTCTGTAATCTCTGAATGGTGCGAGCAAAACGTATGTCCTTCATTGATAATGTGGCTTTGTCTTCAGTAGCTCCTTCACCCATTGTAAGATAGGACTGAGGGATCTTGAGGCCTGAAAACATCTTATCTCTAAGATATTTAATGTCGTCAATCGCTGTGATATTTTGAGCGCCCGCAAGAGAACTAATTTCTGTAGCGGAGCCAGGGCGTGTAGGAATAAAATAATCCTCTTCAACAGATAGAGGATTATATCTAAGATCAACACGCCCAGTATCAGGATCAATAACTGAGTGACGCTTGAGTGCTGTAACAGTCTTCTCCATGTACTGCTCGACTTCGTTTGGAGGAATAGCTCCAACATCAATCTTAAACACCCGTCTTTCTGAAGATCGAACAATACGATAAGCCATCATTGCATCTTCCATAAGAGTCAGCTGACGCCAGATACGACGAACAGGCTCAAGAACAGAAGAGCCGTATGGGGCATACTTATCGTTACCAAGAATACGAAAGTGTGCAATCTGCCAATTTTCCATGGTCATTCCAGCAGAATTCCACTGATACTGAACGTAATTTGGGTTAGTTGAATCTAGTCCTTCAAGTCTCTCTACTTCTTGAATTGGTAGAGAAATTGTACTTTGAATTCCTACATTCTCGTCAATATCAAGGTATAACATAAAATCGCCATACTTAGCTAGTGTCCTGCACCATCCAAAAAGATTGTGTTCGATATTCATTACATTATGATAAAGAATTGTCAGCATAGCCTTAATCTCTTCATTCGGACACTTAATGTTAAGCATGGGTCTAAGTTCAGAATATGTCGTCATCTCGTCAGCATATATGTCGAGGGATGAAGCAATCTCTGGCATGTACTCCATTTGATCAAAGTCAACATAACGCTCAGACCTTCTTTGGTTATTGATTGCATTGACAGCTATAGTGTCAAGAGGATTGTAAGAAGTCTTTTTAAACTGTTGCCCAGAGGCAGATTTAAATCTGGATGAAAATTTATCCAGATGTTGTCTTCTGATCTTCTTACCTGCCTGTGTTCTGTAGGAGATGATTGGGCCAGAGAACAACCTTGTTAAGGACTTGAAAAGCTCAGACTGAGCATTAGCAGGGTTACGTCCCAGTGGTTTTCTATTATTTGGTGCCATTATTTAATTATCCATTTGTATTGATCGTAAATTGATTTGGCTTCAGACATTTTATCAAAGATATTATCTTTCTTGTAGCCTTCTTGCCCTTTTATTCTAGTTTCAAATTTTCTACTACTAACTATAATTGAGTTAACAAATGCTTTCTGATAGTTAAGGTCTCTGCTGCTTGCTTGTATTGCTGTGTCTCTGACCCAACATGCAATGGCAAGAGCCATAACTAAATCATCATTATATCCTCTCATGGCCTTGGGCTTACCGCCCTGCCAGACAAAAGTTCTCAACTCATTAATTAGTCTAGAAGAATGAACCTTGATCATTTTATTTCTGATGAACTCTTCAAGCTTGGCTATAATCAAAGGTCTCGTCTTCATAGAGTTTGTAAATCCAGCAGTTACGGATGATCTCTGCTCGGCCAGATATTGTTCAACATACTCGTGTGTAGATTTTGTTGAATAATAAATATTAGGATAGCCTGCTTCTTGTAGTTTATCAATAACTGTATAGCCAATAGAGTTGTTCTCGACCACAAGCATGGCATTATTAAACTCTCTACCAACTTGATTCAACATATTTGCAAACAAGTCAGGAGTTGGCTTGCCTTTATATTCACCGATAAAATCCATTGTCTCTAATTCAAGTAACTGAAAAGTGGAATAATCGACAGCATCGCCCCTAGCTACATCAGCACAGAGGAGATAACTACAGCTTGGATCTTTTTCTTTCCATAGCCAAAAGTTTCTATCAAAACCGGTTCTATGTTTTGGCTCTTCGATAAGCGAACCAAGCCACTCCATATCCTCAGAAGATATGACAGTCTCACCAGAAGTATTGAAGTTACACTCAAGCTCCTGAGCAATCTGTCTCTTAGACATGTTTCTGGTTTCTTTTTCAAACCATTCTCTGTCTCTTTCAGGATGGACCCACCACATAAGAGTCGTAGGGTTAAAGTCATTGTCGTTATTCTCAGCCCCAACACAAGTTTTGTGAAACCAGTTGCCAACACCATTAGGAGTAGAGATTGCTATACAGCGACCACCTGTTGATAGTGTTGGATATAGACCGGTCCAAAGATTGTCAAGGCCATCAATGTGTGCGGCCTCGTCAAGGACAAGCAAAGACAAAGCCTCAGAACGACCAGCATCGCCAGAAGTAGAAGCAGCTTTGATTGATGAACCATTAGAAAGCTCGAATGATGTTCTGTTGTCTGCTGTAATATCTGAAATCTTTATCCAGTCGGGCAAATTCTTCATAATGCTCTTGACCTTACGGACCAAGTTACCTGCAGTCTCAAACTTAGTTGCCATAACAAGAACTGTCTTGTTCTTGTGAAATAGCATCATCCATACAATATAACCGGCAGTCAAGGTAGAAATACCTAACTGCCGGCCTTTGTTGATTACGTTAAAACGATAGTCGTTGAAGTCTTGTAGAAGATCTTCCTGATAATCGAAGAGACTAAATAATATCTGTCCTTTAAGTGGGTGTGAGATTCTTGCATAGTTCTTTAAGAAGTATACCGGATCTTTACCGCACTTTACGATTTCCTTGAGTATTTCTTTCTTGGTTAATCTGGACATTCATTAATCTAAGTTTCAGTATTTCTTATCCAAAATATTTGGTGTCGTCGTCGTAGTTGTTGCCTGGGTAAAGAGTCTCAGCAGAACCTCTTTCACTTTCTGGGGCACCACCAATGGCGATGTTGATATCTTCAAGAAGCCCTCCAATTCTTTTTAGTACCTCACTGGGCACCGTCATTTGGCCGTTTGGATCATTATAGTTTGGATCATCATAAATATTCTCAAACCATAATTGATCAATTTCTCTCATATGCCCTATAGCCTGTTCTATTCTATCAAATAGTTTCTTTTCCATAGGACCGAAATTTTTATAACCTCTGTCATCCGTTACGCCCTCTCTTGCTTCTCTCAAAGATCTACGTCTGCGTCTACGAACCGGTCTCTTTCTTGTAGAAGAAAGTTCTTCCTTAATCATCTTTTTGAGTGTTGCTTTTGTTAACTTCATATTAGGACCCTCCTTTAGGCCTTTTATCATTTGGTGGGCGTGTACCAAGACCGCCCTGAGACATGAACTTTTCCCAGCCAGCAGCTAGTTTGTCTTCAGTGGCTTCACCAACAATTGGCTCTGCATCTGTGCCACCAATCTTGTAGTAACGCTGGGCCTGAACCATTGAGCGCTGCCTTGAGATGTTTTGCACAAGAACATCAACCTCTCCTTCTGGAGACAGGGACACAGAACCCCCATTGACTTTCTTATATTCTTTCTTAAGGTAAGAGGCGATGTCAGCAAGTCTTTGCTCCATTTCGCCTTCAAAGTCATTCTGGATAACTTCTTTGAGAGAGCACTCGCCGTGATAATGAATGCAAAGCATGTTGCCTTCGAACTTGACACCGAAGCCGTCCATAGTGCGAGAATCAAACATGATGCGACCCTCTTCTCTGTTGAGTCCTACCTTGAGTAGTTCACCTTTGTCGTCAAGGGCTCCATCATAAGCGTTAGCAGCGGCTTGTGCTAAGCCCTGTACAATTTCATAGGTCGTTGCCATCTTTAAAATCTCCTAAGTGGTTTTTGGCTTTAAAATGTTCGTGCTCTAAATAGTGTTTAAC